TCTCTTACTGATGAGTTGGTTTTACTTAAAGCATATTTAAACCAACTGGTTGTTTTATTAAAAAATTGGGTTAAAAATTAAAAAAACCTTACTTGTATTGGCGTTACTGTTAGTTTATGTAACGCCAGTACATGCAGAATCTGTAGGTTCTGTAGTAGTTATAGACTCTGGAATTAATACCAGTTTATTTAAAGATAACGTTGTTTATGAAGTTTGCATATTGTCTAAGTCTGAATGCCCTAATGGTAAATCATTTATGGAGGGTTTAGGTGCTTCTAAGATTACTGAGTCTAGTGATAGCGTTTTAAACCATGGCACAAACATTGTTTCAGTTATGACTCAAGTTAATTCTTCAATAAAAGTTATTCCAATAAGGATTGTTGGAATAAATAAATTTGGAAATCCTGAAAACTATACTTTAGATGATATTGACAAGGCTTTAACATGGGTAACAAAAAACCAAAAAAAGTACAACATATCTGTAGTAAACATTTCTCAAGGAAATACTTTTAACACCTGTGATGTTTCTCCGATCTTCAAAAGACAAGTGTCTTTATTAAAAAAAGTCAATGTTCCTGTAATCGCTGCTGCTGGTAATGATGGAAATAGTGAATCTGTTTTTACACCAGCATGTTGGAAAGACACCATATCAATTGGAGCATCAGATTCTTCTGGAAGAATACAGCCCTATAGTAATTTAAATGGAAAAGTTGATTTTTATGTTCAAGATAATTACAATGTTCTGATGTTAAACGGTAATAAACAACCAAGGATTGGAACATCAAATTCAACAGCAGCATTTTCCACATGGTGGTTAATGAACAATAAAGGTTCAATTGAAAAAACATACAAGTATGCTTTATCGGTTTCAACTTTAACGACCAATAGTTCAGTGAAAGGTTTTTATGTCAGAACAAATTAATGAAACAATACTTGATGAAGCACAAAGGTTAATTACTGGTGATCGTAATAAGTCTTATGACCATCCTTTAGATAACTTTAATAGAATTGCAAAAGGTTGGGAAGTTATTTTTAACACTGAAGTTACGGAAGAACAAGTAGGTTTAGCAATGGCTTGGGTAAAGATTTGCAGAGAAATTTATCAATCAAAGCGAGACAACTTAGTTGACGGGGCGGGTTATCTAGGTACTGTTCAAATGGTAATAGATGAAAGAAACCGCCGTGCCAACCAAATCGATTGATGGCGGATTATCAAAAAACTGTAAAGTAACTGTAGGGATTGATCAATCTCTAACTGGGTTTGCTTTTACTGCATTAAAAATTGAAAATCCAAATGAGTATATGACTTGGGTATACAAGTCTCCTTATTTTGGTATTGAAAGATTGGTTGATATTCGACAATGGTTAGTGGACCACTTTAATTATCTAGAAGAACGTAATAATGAAATCCAGGATATCGCAATGGAAGGCACGGTCCTTGCCAGCCATGCAGCCCTTGTCTTAGGGGAACTATCTGCTCTTGTAAGAATAACAATATACGACGAGTTTACTGAGCCCCATGATAATTTAAAATACCCACTTAAAGTTCCACCAATGACTTTAAAAAAATTTGCAGCAGGTAAAGGAAACGCTAAAAAACAAGAGATGTTATTACAGATTTATAAAAGATGGGGTATCGAGTTTAATGATGACAACGCTGCTGACTCCTACGCCCTAGCAAGGCTGGTTTCTGGCCATAGTATTAATGCTGTAGAAAAAGCAATTATTGAACAAATGAAAGACCTTAAATACAGAGACCAACCAAGGATTTAGCCTTACCATTTAGTCTAGGACGGCACACTAACTCGAACCAAAGGACTAACAATTGAATACAGAACCAGAAGTAGTTTCTGCTGACGAACCGTTTCTACGAGTCAGCGCATCATCAAATCCTCAGAGCGTTGCATCAGCAATTGCCCACGCAATTTACGACAAGCATGAAGTTAAGTTACGTGCTGTTGGTGCTGGAGCAGTCAACCAAGCAGTTAAAGCAATAGCCATCTCTCGTGGTTATGTTGCCCCTAGAGGTCTAGATTTAACTTGTAAACCAGGTTTTACAACTATTGAATCCCGTGATGGCGAAATTTCAGCCATTGTGTTTGCCATTTCAGCAAGTTAAAACAGTTCTATCCTTAGACATACCGTAAGGAGTAATTATGGCAACTTGGTCATCAGTAGGTCACGCAATGCGTCGTCGCATGGGCGCACCTTCATCCCATCTAGAGTCAGCAGGTAAAAAAATGAGCAAAGATTTATCACCAGAACAAGTTATTGCATCTGGAGCCCGTGCTTACATGGGTAGCGATGCTAACAACTTTAACAACGTAAGCGGAACACCTTCAGTTGGCAAGTTAATGCCAAAAAAGAATGTACAAGCATCAGATCCAACAATCAATGACAAGGCTAATCGCAAGAACATTGAACGTGCTGGTGCACAGTACCGCATTACTGCAAAGATGCCTGCTCCTATTAACAGCGAAGCAGCAGCAACAATGATGAACGCAAGAATTGTTCCATCTGTTGCAGGACGTCAAGCACCTAACTTTGACGCTGGAATGGAAGGCAACTACTAAAATGCCATTGTCGAACTCACAGTTCGGCGGTAGCGATAGTTACTCTTCTATGGCTATGACGCCTAATGTAGATGCCCCTTTGTCATTAAGTAAATCTACACTTGGTTCTGCTGCACAAGCGACTGCATGGAAGACTAAAAGTTTAGGCGGAGGTAATCCTTTGTCGTTATCAAATAAAACAATGGGTACCACTTTTAATTGGGATGACTCTTCTTCAGCACCATCAGTTCCTCAATCTGATAAAGGTGCTGGAAGAAATGCTTAGTAACGAACAATTTGCAGAACTAGCAAACAAAGGCGGAGCCAGTCGTAGTTTTAAAACTGGTGAAGAACCAAAAGGTCCTGGAGTTATGGTTTCAATTCCTGGTGCTGAAAAAATTACTAATGCTCCTTACTCTGCTGAAGAAGCAAAGGGTTTTAAAGAACAATACGCTGCAAAAGCCAAGGGTGATGTTTACCAAGGTGCATGGAAATCTGGAGATAAAATATTTTCAGATATAAGTGAAAAGCACACAACTCTTCCAGCAGCACGTAAGGCTGGCGTTGAAAATAAACAAATTGCTGGTTATGACTTAGGCGGAACGGATGCACGACGCATGGAGGGCGGTAACGTTTATTTTGGTCGCAAAGTTCCTGGTGCTGAATCTAATCCAGAATTTCAAGAAAGTGCACACAGAACTGCAGAGTACGAACGCATGGAGCCAAAACCAAAGGCTCAAGAATTTGCAGAGCAATCACACATTAGTCGTGGTGCAACTTACAAAGGTAAAAAGATTTCTGTAAACGAAGTTTACTCAACAATTGCAAAAAACCGTAGAAACAGAGGCGTCTAGTGGCTGGCGGTTACAATAACTTTTCACCTCAACAAAACTGGCAATCACTTGGTGGTGGCGGTTTAAATGGTTATAACAATCAGGGTGGTGCAGGAACTCCTGTAGCCCGTGACACAATGGATTCACTCCGTATTGGTACGGGTCGTGTTCCATCAGCAGAGTATCCAGATGGTTATTTAGGAACAATTCGTTCACGTCGTGATGATCGTTTATTAGACTCAATTAAATCTCGTGTCAATCAAAAAGCATATCAACGTGGTGTTCACAAAGGTGAACGCATTGAGCCATCAATGTATTACTGGCCAGAGGGTGTTAATCCAATGATGGGTATTGCTCGTCAAATGAAAGCAGCACCAGTAAATAATAATGGCGCAGTTACTTATATGATTCCTCGCAATGCACCACAGACTCAACTAACTCCTGCTCCTCACTTAGTAAATGATGGAAAAGCAAATACTGTTGCAGATCAACCAGGAACAATTGATGCCCGTCGCCAAGCAATGCTTGCTTACTTGAGACCAGCGTGGTCATAACATGGCAAAGTTTGGTGTAGATCCACACGGTCGTTGGGATGCAAACATTGCCCAATCACAATTTAAAGGACATGTTGAAAACATTATTAATAAATACCGTGAAGCCTCTCCAGATTTTATAAAGGGCGGACATGAGTGGTATGAAAAAACCCATGAAGAAGCAACTAAACTTGGTAAAGGAAACGTAGTTCGTGGTGCAGGAATTATTGCGGCACTTTCTCCTTTAAGCGACTGGGACCGTAACGTAAGAGAAGCAAAAGAATTAATAAAAACTGGCACAGTAAAAAACGCTTTGCTTCCAGCAAATGTTGAAAAGGCTCGTCGCATTCACGAAGGTGAGGAACCAGAAAAAGTACTGGGTGGTCATAAAGTAACTAATTTCTTTAAAAATATTCATGATCCAAGCAATCCCTCTCCAGTAACCATTGATCGTCATGCATATGACATTGCAATGGGTCGACCATTTATTGGTCAAGGAAAAGGAAAGAAAGCCGAAGAACCACGTCAAACAGGAGTTATGTCTCAAGATCTAGGGCTGAGTTCAATTGGTCGTTATAAGCATTTTGTCCACGCATATCAACATGCTGCTGGAGAATTGGGTGTTGATGTACCTAACAAAGTACAAGCAACATCATGGGTAACTCATAGAGGAGCAATTGGATGACACAAAAAGTTGACGGAGTTTACGACCATACCAAACCATGGCGTGCCCCAATACAACCAGATACTGTTGCAAAAAGATATTCATATCAAGGCCCATGGGCATCAAACATGGAACGCCTAACACAACAGGCTCTTATGGTTATGTCTATTCCTGGAAAAGATATTCAAGAAATGGTTAGACCACCACTTCCACAGATTAGATTGTTTCCAGATCGTTTTGGATATGGTGACCGTTCACAACCTGGTATTGATGACATTGTAACTATCGACAGAAAGTACGCCGAACCAAGAGTATCCTGGTTCTCTGGCGGTGTTGCTGGTTATCAAGCAGCCGAACGAAACGCACTAGGGAGTAACTAATGCCAACTA